TTTTTTTGAAACAACAACACCATTCCAGTTGACGTTAGAATCAAAAAGTTGATTTGCTTTTATAGTTAAATTATCAATATTACTCATCGTAGTATCTTACATAAATCTGATTAGCATGTGATGTAGGAGTTTTAGTTTTGGTTTTAGTTTGTGTGGGGGTCTGTGATCTAGTTTGTGTGTTTGTTCGAGAAGGTGTTCTAGTTTGGGTTGATGCAGGTGTACCGGTTGTTGTAGGCGTTGGTGTGGGTGTTTGTGTACCCGTTCTAGTTTGAGTTTTAGTTCTGGTAGGTGTTACAGCAGGAGATGTAAAGTATATATTACCATTTCTAAACGTACCGTAATACCAAGTAGAAGAAGGAGCAAATTGTATTCTAAAGGTATCCCCCGTATAACCGTTATAAGAGTAACTAACAACAGATTTAATACTACTATCTAAGTAAACATACATTGTATCAAATGCAGGTCCACCAGTTAAATCTGTATCAAATTCAAAAACATCTCCTGCAGATGATTGGAAAGTAACTCCATTAGCACTTGGATGAGGAGATGAACCGGTACCAGTTAAACTATTATTAAATGTACGTAAAGGTGTTTGGGTATTTGTTACTGTATTAGTTGGTGTAGTTGTTGGTGTTTGAGTTGTCGTTGGTGTTTGAGTTCTACTTCTGGTATTAGTGGGTGAAGGGGTTCTAGTTGATGTTTTAGTTGAGGTGCTTGTTGGTGATTGCGTAGGGGTAGGTGTGGTAGTTGGTGTCTGAGATGCGGTCCTTGTATTAGTAGGGGTAGGTGTTAATCCTGGTGTATTAGATGAAGTTTGTGTTGGTGTCTGTGTATTTGTATTTGTAGGGGTGGGTGATTGACTATTTGTTCTAGTTTGGGTAGGGGTTTGGGTTCTACTTCTAGTATTAGTAGGTGTTCTAGTAGCAGTAACACCTGGTGTATCAGTCGAACTTGGAGTCCTGGTAACTGTAGGCGTAACTGTAGGACTAACAGATGCTGTTGGTGTGTTGGTAGAAGTTGAAGTATTTGTAGGTGTAATAGTTGGCGTATTTGTTCTTGTTCTAGATTGTGTTGTGGTTCTTGTATTAGTAGGAGTGGGGGTAATAGGACCTAAACTAAATCTAGGGCGTAAAACGTTGTAAGTTGAAACTATACTACCTTGGCTTAAAGCTATACCAGAATATGTTTTAATAATAGCTATATCAGCATCTAAATTAGAGTTATTACCTGAAAACCATTGCATTGGTGTACCATTAGTAATAATACCAGAAGGTCTATTAGCTTCAGATATTGCTCTAATTGCACCATCTACATAAATTCTTAGTTTTGATGAATCGGCTACAAAAGCAACTTGATGCCAGCTATTATCATTATAAGTTAAACTCGTTCTAGCAAAAATTTCATTACCGTCATTGTCTTTTTCCCAAAAGTCTAATTTACCTGCATTAACAGTGTCTCCTGAGCCTCTAACACCCATCATGAAATAACAAACATTAGCTTGATTATTATAATCGGTTACTATAGGCACTGTATATGAAGATGCTGAAGAACTTATGTTTGATCTAACTCTAATCCAAAATATAAAAGTATAAGGGTATCTATTTTGTATAGGACCAGCTTCGGTTCTAGGAATTGCAGTATTTTTAGCTAATTGATAACCACAAACCATACAATCTGTAGACCCATTTAAACAAAAATGATTTGATGGCCCTGTATATGTTACATATTGAGGAGAACCACAAATGTATAAATCATTATTTCTTCTTACGTCACAAAATATATTACCAGAACCAGGATAACTGTAAATGTTAGAAGCATCTACTTGCATAGTTAAATGACAGCAAGAATAAGAAGCTTGAGTTGAAGTTCTTGTCTTTGTCTCAGTAGGGGTGTATGATCTTGTAAAGGTATGTGTTGGGGTTTGAGTAGGTGTAGCTGTTGTAGCCATCCTAGTTGGTGTATAAGAAATTGTAGCAGTTTGTGAAGGGGTGTTAGTTGGTGTTTTTGTTTGTGTTCTTGTTTCTGTTGGAGTATTACCTGATGTAACAGTATTTGTTGCTGTTATTGTATTAGTAGGGGTTTGGGTTGGTGTTTTAGTAGGTGTCCTTGATCTGGTTTGAGTTGATGTTCTTGTATTGGTTGGTGTTTGGGTTGCTGTTCTGGTATGGGTCCAGTTTCTTGTATTAGTTTGTGTATTGGTAGGTGTTGTTGTAGGGGTGCTTGTAGAAGTTTTTGATAAAGTTATAGATTTTGTTTGAGTAGGCGTACCTGTAGGTGATGACCCAAAGGTAGGTGTTTGAGTCTGGGTAGGTGTTTGTGAAATGGATACGGTAATAGTTGCTGTATTAGTAGGTGTTCTAGTCTGGGTAGGGGTTTGAGTTACTTCAGGTAAATAAAATCTATGTTTTATGTTATTAAAACTTTGTAATACTTGAGCAGTACTTAAAGCCTTTTCATAGACTTTAACGATAGCCATTTGTCCGTCAAAATTACCCGTACTATTAACAACGCTACCCAACTTAGGGTTAACACTACTACTATAATCATAAGTATCGGTAGTAGATAAATTAGTTACCCCATTTATATAAAGTCTAGAAGTACCTGAAGATCTAACTAAAGCAAATTGGTACCAATAACCAGTTTGAAGAGTAAAGCTTGTATCTTGTGTCCAACCTAAAGAAGGATTATAATAAGAAAAGTAGTTATTATAAAAACCAAAAGTAAAATCACCTGCGGTATTATTAAAGTTAGATAAAAGTACAGATGAACCGTTGTTTAAACTGTAAATTTTAGCCCATATAATATAACTAAAATCATTTGTACTTAATGATGTTATATTGCTGCTGCTAATATCAATACTACTTCCCTGATCAAAAGTAAAGTTTCTAATAGAAGAGGGTGTTGAACCTGAATTATAAAAAACATCACCGCTTAGAGAACCGTTATTAGTATTTGAAGTTAAATCCGTCCATTGATTAGCTGTGCCGGTGGACGAACTATTATCAGCGTCCAAATACATTATTAACCCTTCAGTTAATGAACCTGTACTAGTACGAGTAATAGTATTTGTAGGTGTGGGGCTGTTGCTACTTGTTCTTGTTGATGTATGTGTGTTAGTTGGTGTCCTACTTGTTGTTGGTGTATTAGTAGATGTTACATCTGGTGTACCGGTTGGTGTGGCAGTGTTAGTAGGGGTACGAGTAGCGGTTTCTGATGCATTGGTAGTAGGTGTAATAGAGCTAGTTCTAGATGGTGTTTTAGTATGGGTAACTTCAGGTGTCTGTGTTTGTGAAGAAGTTTGTGTAGGTGTATAAGATGGTGAAGGGGTTTGGGTAGCTGTATTAGTGATGGTTTGAGTTTGAGTAGAAGTATTAGTTGGTGTTTGAGTTTGAGTACCTGTTTGTGTTCTTGTTAAAGTTTGAGAAGGTGTTGGTGTTAATGTTGTGGTATTAGTGGTGGTTGATGTAACCGTTGCGGTGGGTGTAGGTGAGGAACCTACAGTAGCAGTAGATGTTACTGTACTTGTACTTGTTTTAGTAGCTGTATTTGTATTAGTTGGTGTTTGTGTAGGTGTGGGTGTATTGGTTGCAGTACCGGTAGGTGCTGGGGATGACCTTTCTGGTGTTTTTGTTGTGTTAAGAGATTGAATATAAAAAGGATATTCACTATTAACTGAAGGAAATACATTATAACCTCCGGGGCTAGTAATCAAAAACTTAAATTCCCCTGTTGCAATACCAGATAGAGCTCCTAAACCCACTTGTACTGTATTTGACGTGTAATCAAAAAATACATCACAACCTAAATCTAAAGCATTATAAGCACTAAATGCAGGGTAAGTAGAAGATAATGATGGAATATCAGAGTAATAAGTTACACTACTTAAATTAACCGTTGAGAGAGAGTTGGGGATAAATGAAGATGGGTTAGAGCTGCTCAAATAAACCTGATAAGTCGAAGCTTTCCCTAAGCTGTTACCTGCACCGCCTCTAGTAAAAGGTATTTTAAAAACAAACGATTTTTCATACTCACTGTAAATCAGTTTGTTAATTTGATTATTATTAATTAAAAGTTTTTGTCCAAATCTCTTCATTATTGTGAAAATATAAATGATTCAATTTCTTGCTCTGAAGCAGAAACTGTAACTGTTTCGGTTATTGCTGATAATCCTGACAACTGAGTTCTCAATGTTGGGTAATTATCTAATGTAAGCACCGTACCCGTATTTTCAGTACCACTAACAGCATAGAAATTAGCATCAACTCTATAAATATTACTAACGTTATTTTGAGCTGCAGGAAATATCCACCCTTTAATAGTGAATGTTGTATCAGCGGTAACTCGTGCTTTATCTGAAGCTTGTAACTCGGTTGGGTAAGACATACTTATATTACCATCCCAAAGTACTTCACTTCTTATTTCTTGCATTTCAGATAATGCACCTAAGCCTGTTGGAACTGGCCAGCTTATAATAATATAAGGGTTGTTATAAGGTATAAAATTAGATAAGATTTGATCCATATCTAATTGATATCTTGTTATAACGGAAAAATTAACTGTAATATTTACTGGGGTAGGAGCATTATATTTGTTTGAATACTGGTCATTACTATAATAGAAACCGTTAACATCAGGTAACTTGTTAAAAACCCTATCATTATCTCTAGAAATACCTGCTACATTGATAGCAACTACCGGTAAAGTAATTGTTTTTGCTTTATTGACTATATCATAAAGAACGCGCTGTTTAGGAGCGTATAGATATCTTACAAAAATCCTATCTTTTTGCTCTCTATTCTTATTATATCTACCAATAACTATACTATCAAAAGCATTAGCAAATTGAATAATAAGGTCTTGTATTTCAAAGTATGTCGACTTCCAACGCATTCAAAATATTTATTCATTTCAACCGCTCAATAAAATGTTCTGGTAGTTTATCCTTATTCTTTAGCAATAATTTGCGTGCTTTACCATCAATTACATATGTAACCGAGTAATCTGCTTTAGATCTAGTGCATCTACCGGTAGTCTGAATGAATGCACTTAATGTCTTTTGTTGATACCAATCAGGATCTAAATCAGCCATTTTCTTAATACGTTTATTACCAAGAGGCGGGAATGGGGTTTTAACAATAATTTGAAATCTACCTTTATCACCGTTCAAATCTGTACCAAACGTTAATGATGGAGATACTAATACAGTAGGTTTATCAGTAGAAAAATGCTCTTCTAATATCTTTTCATTATTAGCTGCTTCTTCTCTGAATAGAAACCTATCACCTTTAAGTTTCTTTTGTAGGTATTTGCAAATATCTAATGAATGAGTATGTATAATACCTTTCTCATCTGGGTGATTATCACATAATGCTTGACAGTATCTAGCTATCTTAGGTAAATTTTGTTCTAAGTTACTATAATTTAACTCAGGTTTAGTCATTAGATAGATAGGAGATTTAGCAGGGTCAAATGCTGATGGGGTCTCTATATATTTGTAACGTTTAATACCCAATGTTTTAGCATACGAAGCATGATCAGTTATAGTAGCTGACATTAGCAATATATTATCACCGTAATCAAATAAGCTACTAGCTAGATTATTAACTTTCAATGGTGTAAAACTAACACCATTCTTAGCAAAATCGACAATATACTCACATTTATGCCAAGTTTGTTCTACAGTTGATAGATTACCATGTAGATTACGTAGATACTTAAGTCTAGCTGCTTCAGGTTGTGATATTGTTATAATCTTATTGTTATTCTTACCCGTAAGGGATTCAATCGTCTCCGTAATATTGAAAATAAGATTAGTCAGCCACCTATATTGCACATCATACTTATCTGACTTAAGAACCGAATGTTCAACATTATTGAGATTAAGACGCGTATAATCAATATGAGCACTAAATCGTCTCACTAGTTCTTCTTCTAACTCAGATGCCTCATCACATACTAAAAAGTTTTTACGTTTAACATGACCAGGTAAACTCAAAAACATCTTATAGTTAAGAACTGAAAACTGACTAGTAAGTGCATGATTACGATTTGTATAATAATTACAACAGCCTTTAGCCCAACATTGGTTTTTAAGATTCTTAGTATATGTACAAGGTGCGGTATCTACATCAAATGAATCATCTATATCACATAGGTAGTTTTGTTTACCTTTTAGAGTATCAATATCATCAAATAGTTTCTTATACTGGTCTTGAAGCTGTTTAGTAATAGTTAATGCAAATGTACCAAATGATGGTTCAGCTAAACACTCTGCTTCATTAATAAAATTACCTGCAAAGTCTTGAGCATAAGCATCGTACGATTCAATTAACGAACGAAATTCTTTAGTCGGTCTAGCACTGACATTACCTAAAGTTCTAGGTACAAAACTCTTACCAGTACCGGTAGGGGCAGAAGCAATAACAAACCTATAGCCATCATTGAAAGCTTTTTCGATTTCTTTGATAAGTTTGACTTGAGCCTCTGATGGATTATAACCATACGGAAATTTACTCAAATATTTACTAAACATATATCATGAGTATATGTCATCGACTATAGAATCAAAGTCAGATTTTTTAGTATGAAGAGTAACATCTTCTACTTGGTGTTCTGACATAATCTTTAACATAGATGGGGTAGCTTCTTTCATCGTACAATTGCACAACGTGTAGTGGTCTGTTTTTATATTTTTATGCGTATGGCCTTTACCATAGCATTTCTTACAATTACTTTTTGGGTGATTAGTTATCTCAAGTTGACCACAATCTAAGTTGTTAGTAAACTCTTCTTCAAGTTCATAAATCACTCCAGTAAATACACTAAAAAATATTCTCATACTATTTTCATTATCATTTGAACATCATAAAACTTTGAGTTCTTTTTTGGTTTAAAATTTCTTGCTTTAACAAATTTATAAGTATCGTTTTGAGTTAACGTACAAAGCCTATAATCAAAATTAACAAACGACTTTTTATTTTCTATTCCAAAGGGATAAGGTATCTCAAATGTTTTGATACCGCCTTTAGGTATTTCTAATTGAAATATAATAAAAAAATCTTTTACTGATAGATTAATAAGTTTGCCTTTCTTAATAATTTTTTCATTAATTACAAAATTAACATTATTAAGAAAAAAGTCTTTAAAATTATTTTCTATTTCATCTATAACTTTAACAATCATGTATTTTGAAAATTTAGTTTTTCTTGTGGTGTTAAAGTTTGTAGGTTTTCAGTAAAGTATTTCCAAAATTCCTCATTAGCAGGAATCGTTCTAATTAATTCTACACCATTAGTACAATTAATTTGTCTATAATTTTGCATGAATATATCCCAAACAATAATTAAATTTTTAATCGTTGGATCATAATCAGGTAAACGAGTGGTGGGCCTATAGTTTAGAGTTAACCTACCGTTCTCGCTATTCAAAAGAGTAAAACTATTTGTACACAACATACGACGAGTAGGTGGTGCACCGGTCTTAATAACACGTCTAACAAATTTTACTTCACAGACATTGTTTTTAAGAATGTTTATAAGTTGTCCTCTACTAACCTTCATTAGGCTTTACGATGCCGAAAATTCTAGCTTCGTTTAAGAATAACCCTTTCTTTACATTGCCGATACCATCAACGTCGAGATTATTAATAGGAATACCAAGATTGTTTGGAAACATAACATGATCACCAACATTGACATATTCACATTTAGTACCTTTAAGTAATACTTCTCCAATACGCCATGCTTTGGTATCAGCATTAATTGGAACATAAATACCGTTACGAATGATAGCTGTGCCATCTTCGTTAGAGTCAACGTAACGAACAAGTATAACATCTTCCATTAGGGTAGAAAGGGAATACCCCATCAAGGTAGAATCGAATCCTTGAGTGGGGTCTGATAAGTCGATTAGACTCTTTTTAGGAGCTAATAAGTCAATACTTTTTTCTGCCTGAGACATGTAAAGACTTATTAGCCTTACATATTATTTCAATGCTGATTTAATTTTAGTTACATCTATTTTACCTGAGTCAAGATATTGTTCTACTTCACGTCTAGATATTTCAAAACGTTTAGCAAGAAACTTTACTATCTCATCAAAGTTATTGATATCTTTTCTTTTCTCTTTTTTGATATAATGAATACGTCCAGGCGAACCTTTTGGTAATATTTTAATCAGATAATCATACCACTCTCTCTTCGTATCAAATACGTTATAATGCTTGTTAGTGGTCTCATTAATAATCTGAGCATACTCAGGAGAGTACATACTCAACCACCTACAAACAATATAAGGAAGGAACTGATCTTCATCCTCAACGTTATCCAAAAGGTTACCCTTCTTAGTAACAATTATATCATTTAGAATTTCAAAGATATTGAGCATTACAATTACTTAATAATAACTTTAGACGTAGCAACGAACATATCATCATTCAATTCATAGAATGCTTTGTTTACTTCACCACAGAAATTATTCACTTGCTCATCAGTAAAATTAGTACTAAATGCAAATGCAGGAGCCTTCTTACCAGCTACTACATTGATACCGGTATGACCAAGAGCTACACCGTCTTTAACATATGTAATACTAACACTTACTTTACCTTCTTGCTGAACAACACCGCCTTGAGTAAACTCTTTCTGTACCATGATATCATCACCATCCATATAGATAGGACAATTCAGGTATTCAGGCTTAGCTAGAATATTAGCAATACAAGTATTAAGCAATCTCTGATATGCTACTGCACCAAAAGGGTTATCTAGGATAGGAATTTCCCATAAAAAGTTAATTGAGTCATCACTCCAGATGAATTCTTGCTTATCAACATCTTCCTGATCGATCATTCCATCAGCAAGCACTTCCATAGGAGCTCTAAATGATACTAGATTACCAATAGGTAATACTTTATCTTTGAAAAACTTATATGCAAATCTGCTATGAAGAAGATTACCGTCATATTTTTCTACATTAAACATATAGTCATTATATCACTTCTGCAAAGAAGACCAACGTTTATGAGCGGCATTTATTATTTTTTTAGCATCTGATTTACCTAGCCATCCATGAATTTTTACTTCTTTGGCTTCTAAGTCTTTATAATGTGAGAAGAAATTAAATGTAGTTGAAACCCAATGCGGGTCAAGATCTTTTAGAGAACGATAATCCTTTACGTGAGAAACAGGTACTGTAATAATCTTATAATCTTTATCACCATTATCATCCATATCTAAAACAGCTATTGGATAAACTTCTACTAGAGTGCCAGTTTTGATAGGTACATTATTATAAACACAAACATCTAGAGGGTCATTATCTAAAGCTAAAGTTTGAGGGACAAATCCATACGAACAGGTGTATCTCATACTACTGTAAAGACATCTGCTAAGTTTAAAGATACCTAATTGTTCATCGTACTCATACTTGGCATTAGTATCCTTTTCAACTTCAATTATAGCATTTATCCTTAAAGGAGCATCTATACCTATTGGAATATCATTTACTAAATTCATTGTGTTGAAAAAGGGCGTTACTTTGATCATATTCAATACATTTATAATTTGGTAATAAATTAGCAACACCCTCTAAAGTTACTCTTTCCACTTCAACAAAAACTAAATTAAATTTATATTTGTTAAAATCTATACTTTCTAATATATTAAGTTCATAACCTTCTACATCTAGACTAAAAAAATCTATAAAATTTGGAATATTACTTTCTAATAATGCTTCATTTGCATTTTGTATTTTGTACGTTTTATTTATCCAATTTACATTTGGTATTGATTGAGTATCTCTTTCTAAAAATGTATCACCGGCTCGTAAAAACTTTTCCTCATTGTTTTTACCTAAACCAACTGCTTTAGTATAAATTTTATTTTTATCAGGAGCTAAAAGTTTAGCTTGTTCTACAAATAATGGAACTGGGTCAAAATAATACCCTTCCCAACCTATTTGCAAAAGTTCAATAGTATTAGATCCTATAATTGGCAATTCATTCCATTTTTTTTCCTTATATTTTTCTGGATATACACAAAAGTCATGACTTATAATATTACCTACCCCTATTTCTAAAAAAACACCAAGTTTATTATCAAAGTTTTTATTTAGGTAATATTTTAACCATTTGGATTGATGTATATGTGTAAATTTCATAAGTTTTTTTTTATTTTAAAAAAATTATATAAGATATGTTATTTATTAAATTCATTAAAATAAATGTCTAAGAATTTTTTAGTTTCATCTGGTATTAAATCACTGTTAATAGTACAACAATTTAACACCCATGATAAAGTATTTCTATAACCTATAATTTCTTTTTCTAAATTAGTAATTAAATCTTGCTCATTCCTATTTTGATAAACTGATGCTTTATCAAATATAACTTGATTAGGTTTTATTTTGGTTTGAAGATAATAACCACCCCAAATATCATCCATTCTTCCTACATGAGGCCATACAGCATAATGAGGTATAACATCTCTGGATAAAAATGTATTTTGAGAATTAAAAGGGTGGATATTTTCGCTAGTAAAGGGGAACAATCCTTTTTCAGAATTAAAATCACAATAAGGCTTTACTGTTAGTCTTGCCATTGCGTCAATATCAGGATCACCATTCCAAAAATCAGCTTGCACTTTAACCTCTACTTCTTTATCTTGAAGTAATTGAGCTTTTTTTCTTTCAGGTACATAATCTAAAGGGAAACCTCTATGCCAAATTTTATCATGATAAGATGTAGGTGAAATAGGATCAAAGACATATGTATTACCTCTATAATGGTTAACATTTATTTTTGTATTAACCTTTATATCAGACCCCCAGTCATCATATGGTATATTATCATCATCAATAGTGGCAATAATTTTGTTGTTACTTTCTTTATATGCTTCAACAAACCCAATATTTCTTCTTTGAATAGATCTCCACCCTATACTATCACTAAGTTCTTTATATTTCTTTTCCTGGTAGTCGGGGTGAAGGTAAGACACACCAGCCATATCTTCGTAAAGCTTATGAGGCGTTTTGGTATCCCCTACTACATAAAATGTCCAATCATTATTGAGAGCTAATTTAGCATACCTTTTAGTTGCTTCAGTAGGCTCGTTAATAGTTGTTGTTACAATACTTAACATATAAAATCTAATATAAAATTTTTAACCGTGTAATTATTAATAGCTAAATCATAAGTCTTTTCTATCATGTCATAATAAGACTCGTAGTTGTTTAAAATTTCGTTTAAACGTTCTTTTAATTTACCTTCCTCAAAAGTAACAAAATGTTCATCCTTTACAAACCAAGGGTCCATATAGTTACTAAATTTTTCGCAACATAATATTAAACTCTTATTAAATGCTGCTTCAAATGATCTGCTCTTCAACTGAGCATAAGCTCGGGTGGAGTTATGAGTTACAGTTACCCTGGACTCGCTTATCAACTGCAATTTTTGTTTATATGTAACATTTGTATGTGTACCTCTAGAAAAAGAAGCTAACACATACTTACCGTAACTCATACCTCCTAAAGTGTTAAAGATTTCCGGTACAGGGGATGTACCATTATGATTACCGGTGTAACAAGCATCATAAATTTTTTCAGATGGAGCTAGAATCTTTTCTGGTAAATATTTTTCGTTCAAAGGAAAGTAAACATACTTTCTATTAGGTTTCTTTTCAGCAGCAGTTTTACTAATAGTAAGCATCTCATCACAATAAGGTGCAATAAGAGTTTCCGTACCATCTAAATCATCATATACCTCTTCAAAATGACAGCAAATCTTTTTACCGGTAACATTTGAATTTTTCATTGCGTCCCAATCACATCCAATGTAAACGTGAATGTCATCAGAAACCAAATCCTTATATTGTTCAAAATCCCAATATCTTAAAGGGTCTTCCCAATAATTTTTATTTAAATTGTTATGTACTATCATAATGGGTATACTATTACATATCCTTGATCTCTATAAACCTTTCTAAAGTCATGTGTCTTACCAAAAGTTTCATATAACATTGAAAGGTCTTTTCCATCTGGGTTAATATCATTTAAAGTTATGTTATGACCGTGAGCTTTACAATGTTCATCAAACGAAGGTCTCTTTTTGTCACTCCCTTCTTTTATTGATTCATAAACCCATAAATCATCACAAATTAAAACATCCTTATACTTACCTAATCTTTTTGATATTAGATTAATTTCATCTTCTAAAGGTAAATTTAAATTGAAATCTAATTTTTTAATTTCGTCATATGATTTTAATTCAGCATCTGCTCCAGGAAAATGAGCATCTAACCAAAATAAAATATTACTATCAATAGTAGGTAAAATTTCTTCTAATACAGAGGTTGAGTGACCGGTAATTATTTCTACTCTCGATTCATTTCTGAATCTATGTCTAGCTTTTTCTGCTACTGTTGGTTCTATTTCTATAGATATGATTCTATCAAAGTCATATCTTAACGCTTGAACAATTCCATCTCCATATAAAGTACCGGTTTCAATAAACACAGATGCTTTATTAAGTTGTGTTAGTTCATTTAAATTAAAAATTCTTAAATTACCCATCTTACCATTCAGTTAATTCCCATTTTACGTTTTTAGGAATATGTTTTATTACATTAAAATTGGCAGGATTAAACCTACTATATAATTTAAATTTGGATGCTTTAAGGTCAAGTTTTTCCATCAAATACATAAACGAAGTATCAACCATATAAATTTCGGATGCATTTTCTAAAACTTTACACCAATCAAATAAGTTGTAGTTGGGTAATACTTTTATATCAATAATTTTTTTATTAGTTTCAATATTAATTTGTCTTGCGGAATATTGAGGAGGAGAACCTACATTACAACTTCTTAAAATATATTCTTCATTATTAGGATTTAACTCATTATATAATTTTTCTTCTCTTTCATAATTTCTAAAGAAATCAAAATAATCTAATGCATCACTAGAATCTATATTTGCTAAATCATACTTAGCTTGCATTGTGTTGTTATCGTATTGAGGTTTACCTATATCAGCATCTCTTAAATTTAAAATTTGCTTTTTATCATCTTGATCAACAAAATCATTAAATGAAGTAAATTTAAGTTTTGGAATTTTAATATAATCTTTTATATAAGAGAACTCGTCTACTACAGGCCATTCAATTGTTTTAACACTTTTATCATAGAAAGATATATAGTAGGCTATTTTTAAGCAATAAAAAATATCACCTATACCAGCTGGTTGAAATATGATTACAGTTTCCATGAAAAACTATATTCCTTTACTTGTTCATAAGACATAGCTCTCATTTCTTCTAAAACTTGTCTATTTGTTTCCATATACTTACACATTGCAGTACCTCTTTTTGCTCCTTCATGAACCATATGAAAGATAGGAGAACCATCCTCAATAAATTTTACAGGGTTTCCAAACTTAGCAAATCTTTCACGAGTTTCATCATCTTCAAAACCCCAACCTTTGAATTTAGGGTTAAATCCATTCATTGAAATAAATGTGTTTTTATTACCAGCTAACCCACCACCAGGGCCACCCATGTTATTACGTCTAAAAAGATTATTTTCATAAACATGGAAATTTTGATACTCATTCAAATAGGTATTATAGTCTAAAGTTTCTTTAAACTTATCTATTAACGGTACTTTTACATCAATAAAATTAGGACCAGAAGGAATAAGAATCTTATTTTCGTTATTAATAAGATCATAAGCTTTAACTATATCTTGTGGGTTAAAAATAGTATCTACATCATTAAAGAAAATAGTATCATATGAAGCATATTTTAAACCAAAGTTATATGCAGTCATTTTATTCCAATACTCTGTATCTTCTAATAATCTATGATGAAATATATTTTCATTACGGAAGATAGGTAAAGGTTTAAGATTATCTCTTTGCTCTTTATCTATATATTGCTGAAGTACTAAGATTTCTAAATCAGTATAATTTTTTAAAAGATAATGAAGTAGAATATTTAAATTACGTTCTCTATCGTCATGATCTTTTTGATAAAAAATACAGAATGTAGATTTGATAGAGATCATACCTTTATAATAGTCCAATTATCATCAAGTAAATCTTTATACTCTGGGCCTTTTGGTCCAAACCAAGGTACCGGGGCAATTACTTTTTCTTTCTTTTTACCAAGATAACTTGACCATGCAGCAAAAGTACTATTACCCATAATAATAGAATCACAGCAACTTAACGTATAGAAATCTTCTAATTCACTTTCACCGTTTACATAGATATTATTTTCATCAAACTTAAACTCTTTTGATACGGTTGCAAAGTCATCAGTTGCATATATGAAAACGTGATCTTTAAACATGTTTTTAGCTTTATCGTAAAAGCTTTTAGGAATGGAAGGGTGTATATCAGGGTTGTGAGTATAATCACCTCTCCTAACGTGAACACCTACAACCTTTTTACCTGTTTTTTCTCTTAACTGATTAATTTTGTTTTCTATAGGAGAATATTTTTCTTCATCAAAACAAAACCAATCATTAAGCTCATCTCTATACTTTGCAAAGTATTTGGGAGACTGATAATAACCTTCGTAAACAATGTTTTCATCTGTTTTTTCTATTTCGTTATATGTAAATTGTGGTTCTTGTGAAAGTTTAAATTCATCAGTTATTTTACCGGTTTTAAAATTCTTATAAAAGTTATCTTTATACATTACCGGGTGTTTACCTTGACCGCACCCAAATCTTGCACTATAATCAATAAAGAACTCTTCATCATTATCTTTACAATAAGAATTAATTGCAGCTATTTGATAAAGCTGATTACCTAAACCTCCTTTTAATAAAATAGTTTTCATTCAAATAAAAATTTATAATTTTCGAATATCCAATCTTCTGGTACTCTAAACTGTTCTACTTTGCTATAATTTTCTTCAACAGCAGAAAGACGCATATTGTAATCATCTTCTGACATATTACTTAAAACAAGATCAATATCATTTAATGAGTTAAAATAAATGATACCATTTTTGTTGAAAAATTTATTAACTGAATCTTTATCACCATAATAGATAGGTATGGTTTTTGTAGCAAAACAATCTAATAATTTTTCAGTCCAATAACCAGGTAAGATAGCATTTTCAATTGTAACTGAATACCTGTAATCATTAAGACCGTCTTCTTTATTCTCAAGTCTATTGAGAACATATTCACCAAAACAATCCATTTGTTCACCATTGTAATCAATTACTTGATGACGTAAACGGTGACCTTCAGTCATTGCTTTTTCTGAAGCAAAGATACTGCACATTTTTGTTTTAGGTTTATCTACATAATTTTTAATCCAACATCTACCATGAGGGTAGTAAAGATAATTTTCACCTCTATCAATAAGATTTTGATCAAAAGTTAAAACAAAATCAAATAGTTTATTATTTTTTTCAATCCATGCATATGAATGAGGATGGATGCTTCTTGGTTCTAATATCCAAGCTACTTTTCTCTTAACACCAGAAGCTTTCTTTACGTCTTCAAGACACATATCAGTAATAAAACAAACGTCACTGACAGGTACATTGTCTCTGACCCATTCGATATATTTACTTGGGGTATTAGCACAAGATGATATATCATGACCAAAATTTCTATCTCTAATATTGATCTTCATTACATTTTCCAAGTGTTGCTATATAGATAAAGAAGTTTACTGTCTATCTTTTCTACAAAGTTACATAAATTGTTATTCTGTTTATAATATGGGTTAGTTTCTCTTTCAGCACTCTCATGATTAATATGAAACAGAGGCTTAAAGTCTCCCGTAAGTCTACATACCGTAT